AAGTGGAAGGTGCGCTTCTGCGGTGCGCGATTAACCTGCTTCTTCGCAGACGATGAACCGGCAGAACGCAAAGGAGATGTAGCCATTTGGACGTATCCTCTTGTAAGAGTTGGGTTGAAGTGCTAGATGGCGCACGTTGAGTACGCCATCTAGCTAAGGTATCAGACGTTAGTTAGACTGGCAACACCTGAGAGACTTCAGCACGCGGATTGTTCTCAAGGTCTTTGCCCATACGAACGCGGGCGCGAGCTTCACGACCTACGAAGTCGTTAGGGTCTACTGCATTAGATGCAGCAACACCGAACGCTTGGCACGTCTTCTTCAAACGCCAGCGATCAGCAGGGATGTCGCGAGCTACGACATTCAGTGTGAACGTCAGCTCATCAACACCATCACCCGGATCGAAGTCAGCAGGAAACTCCGAGCGCGGGACTTGCAACGTCAGCGTAAGCATCGTGTTGCCAGATGATGCAGCGATCTTATCCTGCGCAGCAGAACAGATAGCCTTGTACTCACCCGGAGGAAGCTGCGGGGGTGCTTCCGCATCAGCGATGTTAGAACTAAAGGTCAGTAGACCCATTGTAGTCTCTCCTTGTTTATGTAGCTATACAGCGTACAACCACACATTAGAACTAGCAAGCTACGACGGCTAGTCCGTGTGGATAGAACTACTACTAGATGTAGTAGGGCTATTGGGGGAGTGGTAACTTGACGTGGCCGTTGTTAACGAACTCATTCCACCAAGTTGATATAGTCATACCGAAGTTGGTATTAGCGTTGTACTTCCACTCGAATGCTGTCTTGCTAGACATATCAAACATTCTCGACTTCATAGGAGCACGCAAGCGTTCAGGGCGGATTGCGATATACCTCTTGCCACCTTGATCACGCATGTTCCACACTTCAGAGATGTCCTTGCTTGTGATGTTAGGAAGCTGACCACCTAGCATCATTGACACACCAATCACACCACCATCGTTGTTACGATCTGCATCCTTCTCATGTGTGATGAAGATGATGTGCTTGTTTAACATACCAGTAATGCGGATCATGTTGCTAACGAATGCACCAACGTAGATGTTACGCATACCGTAGCCATTAAGACCGGGACTTTCGATTGAGGACTTAGGAGCAATGGTGACTGCGTAACGTAGTGCATGTTCGGAGAACTTCGTGAGGCTATCTACTATCACCGTGTCGAAGGCTGCGAGTGAGTTATACAATGTATAGGGGTCAGGCTTCATTCCCTCTTTCACAATGTCTACAGACTTCTCGCTCGTCAGGTTAACACGTTCCCAATCAGGCATGTTGCGAATGCTCATGTCACCATCGGGATCAAGTGCAATGAACAGCTTACGACCGGGCGCTGTTGCAGCTAGTGTAGTCTTACCACAACCAGCATCGCCCCATAGTATCATTGACATACGTGATAGCATGTCAGTAGGTTTCTCTATCTTTAATTCCATACATCTCTCCCTGATGTGTAAGTACTATTGTATCACATACTAAATCACAAGCAAGCTAGGAGCGGAGCGACACACACTTACTGCCGCTTCGCTACATCTACGGATCAAGTGTCTCTGCTAGTGGCGACCAGCGCTGCACAATCATCTCGTTGTCGAATATGTGCTTGCGTTGTTCTTCATCTTCGCAACATAGAGGGATGAAAGCGCAACTACGAAAATAGCGATTACAAGAGTGAGTGTACATTGGGGCGTTGGTGGGTTCGTCTTCATGTTGTAGTATGGTTCCGAATGTATGCATTACCCACTTGTGCCACTCGTAGAAGCTAGCCTCGTTGCGTGTAGTAGGGTAGCGCATGATGCCATCGCTATAGCTGCTAGACTTAGGCACTGGTATCTGTAGTCCCCACATGATGACATTGCGTATAGGCATGTCTAAGATAGTTGACATCGCGATACAGTATCCAGTGACTTGATTAGAAGTGTCAAAGCTGCTGCTCCAGACAGTATCAATGCGGCTACCAGTTTTGTTCTCATGTACTTCAGGGATGGTGTCATTAGGTCTGAGAGTATCAAGGCACACAGCATCGACCCTACCAACGAACCGAACAAGAGGCTGATCGCTGTGATCATGCAGTGTGACATCGAATGGTACTTCTATGCCGATGATGGTTGCGTCGTCGTTACATATTGGTATGAAGCGACCAAGCGGATAACGTTGTACGTAGGATATAGCCGCACTTTCAAGGTTAGACTGCGTTCGTCTGTTGTCTCTCGGATCATCGTGATAACCTGATGTTTCCAAGAGATTGAGACACATTTGCATACATCGTGTCTCAGCATCTTCCGTGCTATTAAAGTAAGCGAGCGCTTGTTGCCAGCGATCTGGAAAACTAGCATTGTTGAACAGCCTCTCTGCGTATTCGTTGATTGCTTTATACTTTGTATAGTTGATTGGCTCCTTCTTGTTGAAGTCTGTCAGCAAGTCGAAGAAGCGACAACACGCGAACACATCATGCATTGCACGGCCAGCTTCTAGTGGGAGTACTCGTTCATTACCACTAGGCAGCTTCTTGCCGTGCCAGCTATTGATGATGCCCCATCTAGGACACGTATTGACTGCACTCATCGTACTGTAATCTATCCACGATAGAGACATGTCGGTTGTTGGTTTGATTAGCACTTGCTACCTCTTTTCATTGAGTATTTCAGACACAGACGCTGGTCTACGCAACCCAACACGACGAGCGATGTCTACTTGCGTGAGATTACGATTAGGATTGAGCTTGTGTATCTTACGCCGCATTGCTTTTGTTATGTCTTGATGCACAGGGCGTGCTTTGCGGATGTACTTAGCACGGAACATGAGTGAGAGAGCTTTAGCGAGTGTCTTCTTGAGGGCGTTGTTAGGCATATCATGTAGTACTTGACTGATCATACGACGTGCACGTGGGATGTCGCTGCTGTTGCTCATTTTCGTGTCCTCTGCTGGCGGTCGCACTCACGACATGTCTTTGTCAGGGTGGAAGTTGTTCATAATCTTGTTGAACTCGTCTTTCAGCCCTACGCTTGCAGTTACCATCTCGCTGATGATGTCAGCCATCTTGTTGACGAGGTTAGTAACAGCAGTCAGCTCTTGACGGATCATCTCATTGTCTTCAGCAAGGCGTTCAAGCATCATACGTGTGCCCTTCTCCATGCCTTCAGTCTGCAAGAGGTGACGCACATCACGTGCACGGTTAACGAAGTTGACCATTGTAGTTCTCCTTATACGTTGTATAGCTACAAGCTTCTAACACGGAACTCTAACATATCTAGCCCTTCGCAGAACGCGATAGGCATACGCTCATCAAGCGATGATGATGCATATGTAGCGGTGTTTACAGGCGCACCATGCTTATCAATGATTACAAGTAGGCACATACCACTCTCGGTAATGGCTATTAGCACCATCATGTGACCATGACGAGTACCATAACCACCTTTGACGTGGTAGACATTGCCGACGCGTGTTTCGTGGATGCATGGTGTTATGGTGTCTATGATGAACTTCATATAGAAGTACCCTTACTTACCGATGTCGATGTCGGCGTGTTGAAGTGTTAGAGCGCGCAAGTCATAGAGCATTTCCTCAAGACGTTCTAATGCCTTGTTGGCTTTGTCGTACTGACGTTGTGCTTGTTCGGCTTTGCGCTCTAGCTTGATAGCTGATGCAATGCTGCTAGCTTGATGCTTAGCGTGTTGAGCAGCTTTGATCATCTCCGCTGCACGCAGGCGACGATCGCGGAGGGACTGCAAGAACATGTCTTGTTCTACATCAGTCATATTGAGTAGTGACTTAGGTTGGATAGGGTCATCAACAACAACGCCAGCCGCACGATTGCTCGCGGGCTGGCGCAGTTTGACGACTTTGTTGTTGTCGTCTGTCATTGGATGTTATACCACTGGTTTAGCTGTGATGATGAGAGCAGGCGTAGCCTTCTTACCGACAGCAGTGATAGCTTCGTCGATCTTCTTAGCACTCACACCCATCTTCACAAGCTCAGTCTTAAGCTCGTCTACATCTACACGCGTAGCTGGCTTGTTAGCTGCGAAGTCGAACTGCCACTCGCTACCAATGAGAAAGCTAGTAGACTTCTGCATGTTCTC